TCCACAAGGACTCCACAGCTCACGCCATCACCGTCTGGCGTCTTGACCAGGGCAGCCACCTCGTCAAACGCTCTGGCCTCCGATGGGACATCGACGTACGTCTGTCCGGTCACCAGCAGCCACCGCAACCCGCGCCAACTACCCCACAGGCCCTGGACTACGACCCAGCTGCCGAGCACCCCTTCTGATCCGCCTACCCTGTCCCTGGAGACTGCTCCGAACGATGAGGGCTCAGCCCCGGCACTCCAACCGCTGGGGCCTTCACTCACATGCTCAACATCACCCACATCTGACGGCGCGAAAGGGACCCGCGACCCGGGGGCTAGCGAGCGGAGGCAAGAGCGCGATCGAGTGCGCGTGATAGCTCGGTGGGGTAGACGCGTCGCACTGTGTCGTTGCCGAGCTTCTCAAATGGGAATCGCTTGTCGTAGTTGGGTTCGGACTTAGCGACGAGGAAGTATGGGAAGAGGCGTCCACGGGAGCGGCGATAGACGCCAGGTTCACGACCTGAGCCGCGTGGCGTGCCGATGAAGTAGCCGCCGCGGTCAGTGGTGGAGAGCTTGGACTGCAGTTCGCCGAACAGGCGGCGCTTGGGGTTGCCGGCGGCGTTCTGCGCCAGGGAGGTGGGGATCAGTTTGCCGGTGGGGAGTGGCTTGCCTTGGGAGGCTGCAAGACCGCGGATGAGGCCTTCGTAGTCCTTCCAGCGGCGGCGGCCACCAAAGATCTGGGTGTTGAGGTAGCCACGGTCCTTGGCGGGGTAGACGGTGGCCAGGAGGGTGAGCTTTGTGGACTTGTCGTAGCGGAAGGCTGAGGTGGTGAAGGCGACGGGTTTGACGAAGGATTGTTTGGTCTGTGCTTTGTAGGCGAGCTGAACCTGGCGAGCGGTTTGGTTCAGTGCGACGGAGGCGGCGAAGGGTAGCTGGTTTTTGTAGGCACCAAGGAAGCGCTGCAGCTTGGTGAGGCCGGATGTGTCGGTGGTGATGTTGAGCATGTGAGTGAAGGCCCCAGCGGTTGGAGTGCCGGGGCTGAGCCCTCATCGTTCGGAGCAGTCTCCAGGGACAGGGTAGGCGGATCAGAAGGGGTGCTCGGCAGCTGGGTCGTAGTCCAGGGCCTGTGGGGTAGTTGGCGCGGGTTGCGGTGGCTGCTGGTGACCGGACAGACGTACGTCGATGTCCCATCGGAGGCCAGAGCGTTTGACGAGGTGGCTGCCCTGGTCAAGACGCCAGACGGTGATGGCGTGAGCTGTGGAGTCCTTGTGGAGTTTCCAGCCATTGGCCCACGAGCCATCGGGTTGCAGGAGCTCAACGGAGGCATTGGGCTCCAGAGGGGGGGTGTGACAAAGGGGGTTTGTTGCACCTGCCGACCCTCCACCGAGCATGTGTGACAAAGGTGAAAAAGGTGACAAACCCCTTTTTTCTATACGCGCGCGAGGGGTTTGTTCGGTTTGGGACGTTTGTCCCACCCCTGAGGGAGGGGGTGACAAAGGTGCGAACAAAAGGGATGGCCTGCCATTGCTGGTGTCGGTTGTGCCGGCCTGACGCAGGAGGCCTTTGCGCTCCAGCTGGCGCACAGCGCGGTTGGCCTTGTTGCGATCCATGGAGAAGTGACTGGCCAGCTCCGCGATCGAAACCGGCATCTGCATGGCCTCCCATCGTTCAGCGATGAAGTCGAAGACATCGGCCTGGCGGCCACTGAGCTCGGCTTCGGCATCAGCGAACGCTTCAGCGCGTAAGGCCTCATCACCTTCCCCGTGGAGCACCCATCCGTTGTCCTGCAGCTCGGTGACGAGGGAGCAGCCACGAGCGCGGCCCTGTGTCTTGAGAATCACGCGGGTATCGGTCTGTGTCTGGCCTTCTGTGGGCTGCTTGAGCCAGTTCATCAGGATGGTGAGGCTGGCAGCCGCAGGCAGCGCATTGGAGCCCCTGGAGGCGCTTGTGGCGTTGCCACCGCTCACGCTTTTGTTCGCGTGGTGGATCAGGGCCACGGTTGCCTTGCTGGGGCCCAGGGCCTCCATCAGTGCACGGACAGGGCGATCCAATGCGCTGGATGCCTCGTCGATGTCCAACGGGCTGATGCAGGCGTGATAGCTGTCGATCAGGAACAGTGAGCCCGGATCAGATTCAGACACCATGCGCAGGTGCTCGATGCCTTCTGCGCTTAGGTGCAGCGGTGCACCAGCAGACCAAAGCATCTTGATGGGATCGCCAAGGGTCTTGCCATCGGCCACCAGGCCCTCGCGTTGCAGCAGCGTGAACCAGTCACTTTCAGGCTGGTCAGTGCCGACGATGTAGACGTTGGGGCAATCGCCGTGCAGTGGCTGGCCAAGGTATGAGCCATCACCGCGGGCCCATGCGGCGATCATGCCGATCATCAGGGCCGACTTGCCGATCTTCGGTGGTGCGATCAGCAGGTTCAGGCTGCCGGCCATCATCACGCCCTCCCATACCCAGCGGACTGGTGTGGTGTCGATCACCTCACCCTGTAGGCGAGGCTGAGCGATGCCGATGCGAGCACCGCGTGCTTCAAGGATGAAGGTGCGCAGATCAGCGTCGCGGATCTCTGCGCCTAAGCCGTAGTCGTTCGCCTTTGCCCTGGCTCTTGGCATCAGGTCGGAATCTGGGGATTCCTGAACCAGCTTTCTGATTTCGGTCTTGAGGTTTTGCAGTTCTTGGTTGAAGTCCTGCACCACCTGATTGATGGTTGGCGAGGGTGTTGCCGTAAAGTCCACTGGCGGCTTTGCTGGGTGAGTAGTAGTCGTTTTGGGTGATGACACCCAGCCGTTCCAGCTCCCTGAACGCTGCCAGTTCAGGGCTGGTTTCTTCTGGGTGATCGACCCGCCATGCGGTGATGGCCTGATCAGAGCGAGTGCGCTGTAGCCGGGTGTAGTAGCCCGTGAGCGCTAGATCCTCATCGAAGTCTGCCAAGGTTGCTAGTGCTTGCCATTGCAGAAGGCGGTAGGCCCGAAGCTCAGCGGCCAGATCAGGCATTGCGATCGCGGATGCGTGCAGCGCCCTCCTGGATCAGGTAGTTGATCCAGCCGGTCCTGCTGAGGCCTGCGGGCTGCAGCTGATCAACGATCGCCATCACCGTTGGGTCGATCACCACCTTGATCGGGGCGGTTTCGGTCTTGCGGGGCATGGATGGGGTTGAAATGCCGCCGCATCGTGCCACCATTGGCCCGATACAGCAACCATGCATGAGCCGGATCAGCACACCCGCCCTGCGTCTGCCAGCCATGGGGCTCTTGCCTGGCATTGAAGGCCTATGGATGGAGCCAGGTGCCCATCGCTATTGCTTCCGCGGTAACTGGCTGCCGTTCAGCGTCACCGGCATCGTGAGCGATCTAAGCCCCAAGGCCCGCGAGCAGATCGAGCGCACTAAGGAGGGGCCAGATGGATGGGCCATACGCGGCAGCAGCATCCACGAGATCCTTGAGCGCTATCTGCTGGGCATTGCCAGCGATGGCTTGCAGGGGGTGATTTATGACGATCGGTGGAGCCAGTGGGCTGAGCCGCTGCTGGATCACTGGCTGTTCAGGGACTGTACGGTGCTGGCTGTCGAGATGGCCTTGTGCGATCCGCTGAAGCGGGTTGGTGGCAGCTTCGACTTCTTGGTGCGGACAGCTGAGGGGCAGACGATCTTGGGCGATCTGAAGACGGTCACCACTGCCGCGGCCTTGAAGTCACGCAAGCCTGCAACGGCGCAGCTTGGGGCCTATGCGTCGATGCTGTGCCACTGGTGGCCAACGATCACGATCGACCGCTGCGCGACGTTGGTGGCTGCACCGGGCGAGTGTGAGCTGAAGGTGGAAGACACGGCCAAGTGCATGGCGGCATGGCAAGAGGCGTGGGAGAAGCATCAGGCTGAGGAGATTCTTCGTGGCTTCTGATGGCACAGCCCGACTGGGTGGCGATCTTCACACGGCGGCCTGATCTTGAACCGCCTGGCTACGCCGAGACGCTGATCGACATGATCGAACGGCCCTGGGTGCCTCCGGAAGGCCGCAGGCACAGCAGCAGCAGTGGGCCAAACCGATTCCCGAGCCTCAAGCATGGCGCTGATTGACCCATACGGCATGGTATGCCATAGTGGCCAATACGAGGGGAGCGGCCCACTCGCAAAACTCAACCGCCGGCCGAACAGCGCACACGAGGCCGTTAAACCCGAGCGCAACAGGGCCTGACTAAGCCTGCATCGCCGGTTGGCCCGGCGACCACTCATCACTCAATCCATGGCAACCATTACCTGCCTAGCGGCCACGCTGCTGGCACTGATCACCATCCCCCTGGTGATCATCCTCTGGGCTTCTGAGAGCCCACAACAGCGGGCACGCCGCTGGCATCGCTCCGGCCAGTCCTATCGGACCATTGGCCAGCGCCTTGGCATCAGCCACACAACTGCACGCCGTTGGTGCGTCGCCTGAATGACCTACCAAGACTTTCTATCTGGCAAGCAACGCGCCATCGAGGCCGTTGGCTTTGACCCTGACCACTTCACCGCTCCGCTCTTCCCCTTTCAGCGCGACATCGTGACCATGGCCTGCCGTGTTGGCAGGTTCTGCATCTGGGCCGATTGCGGTATGGGCAAAACCGCCATGCAGCTCGAATGGGCCCATCAGGTGCATCAGCACACTGGCGGCAATGTGCTGATCTTGGCCCCACTCGCCGTGTCCCATCAGACCGTGCGAGAGGGCGCCAAGTTCGGCATCAGCTGCAACTTCGCCGCCACACAGGCCGATGTCCATCCCGGGATCACAGTCACCAACTACGAGAAGCTGGCCCACTTCGATGCCAGCAGCTTTTCTGGCGTGGTGCTCGATGAGAGCAGCATCCTGAAGGCCTACACCGGCAAGATTCGCAACCAGATCATCGAGTCATTCGCGCAGACGCCATTTCGGCTGGCCTGCAGCGCCACACCAGCGCCAAACGACTACATGGAGCTCGGCAATCATGCCGAGTTTGTCGGCGTCATGACCCGCACCGAGATGCTGGCCATGTTCTTCGTTCACGATGGCGGCGACACCAGCAAGTGGCGCCTCAAGGGCCACGCTGTTGCCAAGTTTTGGGAATGGGTCTGCAGCTGGGCCGTCACGATCCGCAAGCCGTCAGATCTGGGCTACAGCGATGACACGTTCACGCTGCCGGCACTTGAGATCAGCGATTGCACCGTTGAGACGCCACGAGAGGCGGTCACCGATGACAGCGGCCAGATGGGACTGTTCGCCATGGAGGCCAAGACGCTGAGCGATCAGCGCCAGGTGCGCAAGGCATCGTTGCAGCTTCGCGTTGATGCTGCTGCGCAGCTGGCCAACAGCAACAGCGAGCAGTGGCTGATCTGGTGTGATCTGAACGATGAGAGCACTGCCCTGGCCGCGGCCATTGATGGCGCTGTACAGGTCACTGGCTCTGATTCAGATCAGCACAAGGAGGATGCCATGCTCGGCTTCCAGCAGGGCACGATCCGCGTGTTGGTGTCGAAGCCCAGCATCTGTGGCTTCGGGATGAACTTCCAGCAGTGCCACAACGTCGCCTTTGTTGGCCTGTCGCACAGCTACGAGGCCTTCTATCAGGCGATCCGCCGGTGCTGGCGTTATGGCCAGCAGCAGCCAGTGCAGGCTCACATCATCTACGACGTGGCCGAGGGCGCCGTGGTGCAGAACATCAGGCGCAAAGAGTCCGAAAGCACTGCCATGGCTGAGGCCATGGTTTCCATCATGAAGGAATCAACCATGCAACAACTCAAAAAGATCCAGCGGCAAGTGATGCCGCACGTCACTGATCACCAGAGCGGCCGCGATTGGGATCTCTACCTAGGCGACTGCGTGGAGAGCATCGGCAAGCTTGACGATGACAGCATCCACTACAGCATCTTCAGCCCGCCCTTTGCCTCGCTCTACACCTACTCCAACAGCGAGCGGGACATGGGCAACAGCAAAGACGATCAAGAGTTCTTCGATCACTTCGTCTTCCTGGCTAAGGAGCTGCACCGCGTGCTGATGCCTGGCCGGCTGATCAGCTTCCACTGCATGAACCTGCCCAGCAGCAAGGAGCGCGACGGCTTTATCGGCGTGAAGGACTTCCGCGGTGACATGCTGCGCATCTTCCAGGCTGCTGGTTTCGTCTTCCATAGCGAGGTCTGCATCTGGAAGGATCCGGTCACCGCAATGCAACGCACCAAGGCGATCGGATTGCTCCACAAGCAGGTGCGGAAGGATTCGGCGCTCAGCCGCCAGGGCATCCCTGACTATCTGGTGACCGTGCGCAAGCTGGGCGACAATCCCGAGCCCTGCGCTGGGCCGTTCACGGAGTTTGCGGGTGAGAACGGGCCGCGAAAGACGGGCGACGAGATCAAGGATTCGATCAACATCTGGCAGCGATATGCCAGCCCGGTATGGATGGACATCAATCCATCGGACACGTTGCAGTATCGGAGCGCCAGGGCCAATGAGGATGAACGCCACATCTGCCCATTGCAGCTGGATGTGATCCGGCGCGGGATGCAGCTATGGAGCAATCCGGGCGACGTGGTGTTGAGTCCGTTCGCTGGGATCGGCAGCGAGGGATTTGTGGCGCTGGAGCAGGGCCGCAAGTTCGTCGGGTTTGAATTGAAGCCGAGCTACTTCGGCTGCGCAGTGAAGAACCTGCAGGTTGCCGAATCGGCCAAACAGGCCAGCCTGCTGGAGGTTTGAGCCATGCCTGTAGACGACTGGTATGAGAACGATCCGGCGCTGGACTGCGATCACGACAAGCGCAGCGTGATGCCAGTGGTGACGGGGAAGCTTGAGAAGCGGCTGCGCTACTGGCGTGAGCGTGAGGATGCGGAGGTGATGAGGCGGTATCGAGCGATCACGTCGGTCTGAGGGTTGACCGTGGCGGATGGTATGCCATACTGGTGACACCGGGGCAGCCCGGCCATTCATCACTCAGACCATGAAGCTCTATCAAGCCACCACCCCTGACGGCGCCATCGAAACCAAGGCGACGAAGCGCAACGTCACTCACTTGGTTGCAACGCTCCATCCTGTTCGCGGTTACAGCGCCTTCCGGTGGAGTGCAGCACCCGACTCTGCCGTTAAGGAGCTGCAGCGCAAAGGGTGGCCCATGCACGAAATCCTCGTGATCCCTGCAATCGCAATCACCTGATTCACCAGGGCCCTTCGGGGCCCTTCACAACACTCAGCCATGAACTTCGACCGCTGCCTCACCGCCGGCCTGCTACTGGGCCTATTCACCGGCATCGTTGCCTTTACCCATGGAACTCGGACCGCTCGCACGACTCCTCATCTGGCTCCTCAACCACTGCCCCAGCATCGCCTTCATTCAGCTGGACAACAGTCAGAGCTCACCACCATCCCGGCCAGTGGTCTCGACGTTGGACCCTGATCTTCTGACTGAAGACCTAAAAGATCCAAACCTCAGGATCTACTACGTCGACTTCCTTGAGGCCTGCCTCACCATGCCGGCCAGCCGATACAAGCGATGACACAGCCACCCATTCCGCCACGCCTGCCGATGCCACCACGCATCCGTGAGCTGGCAGAAGACATCACACTCGCTGATCTGCTCAACAGCCCAGCCATGGCCTGCGATGCCATCAGCACCATCTCCAACATCCTGAACAACTCGTGGATGTACTCAGATCTGCAGACACCAGATGACATCAGCCTCGAACGTGATCTGTTCACCATCTCGCAGGCCTACGGCTACGAAGCCCGGCATCTGGCCTTTGCCCACCTACGCGATCGCCGTCAACTCATCAAACGACGCCATGACCATGACGCAAGTCGAGCAGCTGATTCAGCAGATCCGGGAGCTCAAGCTCACGATCAAGCTCTGCGAAGAGGATCTGAAAGGTCATATGGCCACTCTTGACGAGTACAGGGCCAGCGGCCTGCTTGATCACTACGAAGCCGAGGATGGCTCGTTCTATGTGCTGAACTGCCGGCTTCTGCCGGTGACGCGCAGCACCTGGGCTTACAGCAAGGCCGTGAAGGAACTGCAAGAACAAGAGAAGGTCAGTGGTGCTGCCACCAGGCAGGAGAGCACTTACCTGCGCTTTGAGATGCCTAAGCCTGACGCATGAATTACTCCTTCACCGTCTGGGGCATCGCAGCACCGCAAGGCTCAAAGCGCCACGTCGGCAAAGGCGTGATGCTCGAATCCTCCGATCGTGTTCGCCCATGGCGGCAGGACGTGCGCTTCGCTGCTCTCGAAGAACGGCCCTCCAACTGGGATATGGCCACACCCATGCGGCTTGATCTCGTCTTCTGGTTCCCGAGGCCTGCCAGCCACTACGGCACCAGGAACGGTATCAGTTACCTGAAGGCTAATGCACCCATTGAGCCCGTCAGTGCTCGCATCGGTGACATCGACAAGCTGCAGCGGGCCGTCTTCGATGCCCTGACCGGCGTTGCCTACCTAGACGATCGCCAGGTCGTTGAAGTCGAGGCCCGTAAGGCCTACCTCATGGGGCCAGACGCAGCCCCCTATGCCCACATCACCATTGCCCCCTATGTCTGAGCTCAAGATTCCAAACCTGGCCGGTGTGATCACCAAGGCCGACGTTGATACCAAGGGCACCGGATCCTATGCCGCGTCCTATGTGAATTGGGCGAAGGTGGCCCACCTGCTCCACGAGCACGCCCCTGGCTGGGATTTCCGCCTACGGCCAGTGCTCGAAAGCGATCGCCTTGGCAACCTGCTCCACCAGGCCCCAGATGGCACGGCCTTTGTGGTCGGCTACTTCGATGGGCCAGATGGCGAGACCCTTGCCGACTTTCCCTTCCCCTGCATGGACAATCGGAACAATCCGATCCAGCTGGAGAAGGTCAGCGCCAGGATCTTGACCGATACCCACCGCCGCGCCATGTGCGCTTGCGCTGCCTTCAGTTTTGGCCTGGCCTATGAGCTCTGGGCAAAGGATCCGGTGGAGGATCCGCACCGCGAGGAACCGGCGCCCAAGGCCGAATCAAAGCCCAGCAACAAGCCAGCACCTAAGGCTGCGGCCAAACCTTCTCCAGATCCCCATCAGGCCCCTGCAAATCCACAACAGCAGGCACAGGGCCAGCCCATCACAGAAGACGAGCGCCAGCTCTGCATCCAGCTGCTCAAAGATCTGAAGCCCAGCGAGCGCAATCAGCTGATCGTTACCTTCAAAGCGCAGTTCAACTTGCCTGACGATGCCCTGATCACCCAACACATCACTACCACTGAGCACCGTGACTTCATCCAGCAGCAGCTCACCGCGTGAGCACCTCTACAGGGCCAGCGGTGCCATCCGTCAGTTCTTGGCCGATAACGACAGCGATCAGATGTTCTTCCAGCATCGCTACGTCGCATGGGCACACGAGCAGAAGCGCAACGCTGAGCTGCGCATCGCGCTGGACATCATCGAGCGCAACACGGCTGGCGGCACTGTGATCACACCACGCGAACCATGACCGATCCAGTCCTTCAAGAGCTGGAGCGACTGCGCGAATACCGGCGCCGCGCTGATGCAAAGCGCCGTGATCGCCAGGTACAGGCCAGGCTGCCGCCAAAGCTGGCGCAGCAGTTCACGGCCTACATGCAGGCCCATGGCCTGAATCAGAACCAGGCCATCGTGGCCATCCTTTACACCTTCTTCAACTGACCCATGCTCAACATCACTGCAGTCGGCAATCTCGCCGCTGATCCCCGCAGCAACACCGTTGGCCAGGCCGACGTCACCAATTTCACCATCCTGGTGAACAAGAAGATGAAAGACCAGGAATATGTCACCGCAGTGGACTGCGCCGTATGGGGCGCCAGGGCCGCTGTTGCTGCTCAGTACCTCACCAAGGGCGATCGGGTCACCGTGGCCGGTGATGCCCATGCTGAGACGTTTGAACGCAAAGACGGCTCAACTGGCTGCAAGATCGTCTTACGCGTCACTGACTTCACCTTGCCGGCCCGCCCTGCGCAGCAGGCTGCACCATCCGAAGCTGAGATGGCTTTCTGATCACCATCGGCCAGGGCCCACGCTCTGGCCTTCACTCAATCCAAACCTCACAATGCACGAACGCCGCTACTACTTCCAGATCCAAAGCGCCAACGTGATCGATTGCGTCATGGCCATCAGCATCACTGACGCCAAGGCACAAGCGTTCGAGGCCTATGGCCACATGTGGCCGGAGCTCAAATGGATCAACATCGACACGATCACCGAATCTGTGATCTATGACTAGCCTGCGACCCGATCACCGCCAGACCCTGCACATCTGACACACCATGGATCCTGTCGCCGACTATCTCAAGCAGATCGGTCGCCACCCTCTCCTCACCGCTACAGAAGAGATCGAATACAGCCGTCAGATCCAGGCCATGCTCGCTGTGCAGGCCGAGCACCCAGATTCATCGACTCACACGCATCAACAGCGCGTCATCATTCGCCGCGGCCAGCGTGCAAAGGAGCGGATGATCGTCCGCAACCTCCGCCTGGTGGTCACTATTGCAAAGAAATACGTCAAACGCTGCACAAGCCTTGAGATGCTTGACCTTGTGCAAGATGGCAACATGGGCCTGGCCCGGGCCACTGAGCTCTTCGACCCATCCCGCGGCTACAAGTTCTCGACCTATGCCTACTGGTGGATTCGCCAATCCATCAGCCGCGGCCTACAGGATCGTGATCGCATGATCAGGCTGCCGATTCACCGGCATGAAAAGGTGATCAAGGCCAGGGCATACATGAACCACCAGCTAGCGATGACGGGCAAGATGCCGACAATCGCCGAATGTGCCGCAGCTGTTGACGCTGATCCGCATGAGCTGCAGGCTTCCCTCGTGATGGCGCAGGACGTGTGCAGCCTTGACGCCAAGGCATCAGGCCGTGATGATCTCAGCCCGATCCTGGACCTGATACCTGACCCGGCATCGCTGCACAAAGATGACGAATATCTGATCGAACGTGAAATCCTCCACGATGCGATCAACATGCTCAGTGAAGACGAGCAGGACATCGTGCGCAGACACAACGGCCTAGGTGGCGCCCCGAAGGTCACTCTCGGCCAGCTTGGCCAAGAGCGTGGCGTTAGCCGTGAAGCGATCAGGCAAAAGCACACCAAGGCCATGAACAAGGTGCGGCAGCAGATCGGCAGACTGACCAATGAGAGGCTGCGTGATGGATTCTGACGATCGCGCCTTCAAGGCTGGCCAGCTGCAGGAGCGCCAGCGGATCAAGCAGATCATCGAGATCAGACTCGATCAGCTCAGAAACGTGCCACGCTCTGGGCTGCTGTGTGCAGAACTGCTGCGCCTTTCCGACTATCTCAGGACACCATGACCGTTCGATTGGACCAGGCCCGCGCCGACATGATGGACGCCCTCTACCGGGCATCAGGTCGCACCTGCGGCACCTACACCGGGCTCTGGCAAGAGTTCTGCGGCGATCTGGCCGCCAACTTCCGCGATACCTACTACCCCGATCTGCTCGACAAGGTGGTGAAGGCCATCGACGAGACGGAATCAGTGATGAGCCAGAAGGTGGCGCAGCAGGCCATCGAGGTTTGTCGCCAGCAGCTGCTTGGAGATAAGTGGCGATGAAGGCCGACACCTTCACAGCGCCGGGCCTAATGGTGACACGCCAGTGGGATCGTTGGAATGGCGCCCTGTTCATCGCTTGGAAGCCGAGCGTGAGCATGGCTTTCCGCGAGCGCAAGGCGCTGCTGAAGTTTGTGGCGTGGCCGGCCAAGACACCTACAGGTGATCGGTTCCGCGAATGGCTGGCCAGCTTTGAACAAATAACGGACACGTCCGTACCTGATACGGACACGTCCCTAGCGCCGGAGGTGCTGGCCACTGGCTTTGGGCCAGAGTGTCACCTTGATGAGACTGATCCGAACTACAACACCCGGACGGTGATCTGATCGCTTGGCCTCGCCACAATCAGATCAGCACTGGCCTAGGTGATGCCATGTTCGGCCCGGAGATCATCAGCCGCACCGATCGTGATGGCGGCTTCATTGAAGCCCTGATGCCTATCAAGGGTGAGGTCTACTACCGCAGCTGTGTTGGCAGCGTCTGCCGCTACAGCAGCGACCTTTGGCAAGCGGAGCTCTACCTTGATCAGCTGCTGGCCAGGGACTTCAGCTAGCCAGCCACTGCGTGATTGCCCATTCGCCCAGCACTGATCTGAACGGTTGCTCACGCAGCCACTCACGCCACGGCCTGTGGCCCTTCGAGGCATTGCACGAGAGACAGCAGGCCACCAGGTTGCTCGGTACCGTCAGACCGCCCAGTGCCTTCGGCTCAACATGGTCGATCGTTGGCCGGCATCCCAACTCATCGCCGCAGTAGGCGCACCGATAATCCCAAGCCAGCAGGATCTGATCACGAGCTGAACGTCTGGTGATCAGCTGGCTGCCATCAATCCTGTGACGCCTCATGGATGTCGCCAGGCACAGGCACGCAGTTCACTTGGATCTCGATGATGTCCTCATCAGATCGGACGTGCTCCGCCAACTGGCTGTAAACATCACCGGGAATCAGGTCGGCTGGTGTGTCAGACCGTATGAACAGCTTGCAATGCACCTCAAGGAAGTAGCCCGCCACGATGCGCTGCCGCTGGGCTCACGGTAGCCGTGGCGTCAGTAGTCCCATCTCACCCGTGGCCGGCCCTGTCGGATGCCCAGATGCACGAAACCCTTTGGGGCGCCATAGCCGAGCGAATAGGGCCAGTTCTGATCGCACCAGCGCTGCACCGCATTGATGTCGGCGCTATTGATGTAAAAGTCCACAGCTCCGCAGCCGGGCCGGTAAAGGTGTTCACTGCTGCTGGCGCCACCGACTGATGCGTTCACCGCTGGCGGCCGGTAGCCGCTGGTGATGATGATCGGCTTGCCGCCAAACTGCGTCCGCACTCGCTCTAGAAAGGCAGCCAGCTCTGCGGCGATGTCCACCTGGCCCTGGTTGTCGAAGCGCCTGGCCTCCTGATCCAGCGCAAACTCACCCAGCCTGATGTGTGGAGTGATCCGTGCGCTGAATGGGCTGCTAGGGCGCAACTTGGCCGGCTCCTGCTGCAGCTGTGGCGCATGGTTGCCCCAGAGCTTTCCTTCTGCCCTCCTGCGGCGCAGCAGGCCGGCTTCCACGTTGGTGCCGGGGTTGCGATACAGCTCCAGAGCAGCAGGGACCGCAGCCCAATCACGGTCGCGCAGGCAGCGGGTGATCGTCTCGAAACCAGCCAGGCCAACGAAATCAGGCCCCAAGTTGTAGGCAAAGCTGATCAGTGCGCACCGCTGATCGTCGTTCATCGCCTTCCAGTGGGGCACCGTGCTGGCCAGCTTGGCGGCGATGCGGTCGATCTCTTGACGCAACAGCAGATCAGCTTCGATCACCGTGATCTGATCGCCGCGCTGCACCTTGACGCCGTTTTGATAGCGCGTGGTGCCATAGCCGATCGTCCAAGGGTCGCCACCGCTCAGCGGGTCGGGATAGGCCCGAAGGTGGCAGCCCTCGAACTCTTTGATCAGCGCAATCGCAGGCGCCAGATCGCTTTGCTTGCCATCCTGGCTCCAGGTTTTGAACCATGGCCGATCACGGCGCATGGCTACCGCATAGCCATTGGCCTGCAGATCACGCGCCAGCTCTTCTATGGCTGCAGCCTGATGCGGCAGGCCCTTGTAATACCTGAATACCTGCTCAAGGCTGATGGGCGCCGTGTTGCTCATTCCCGTCTCCATGGGGCTTTGATTTCCATTGCGCCACCCAGCAGCCGGCTGTCGCCCGTCTGCAGCGCATCGTCCACCGGCTCGTGTGTGATCACCGGCTCAGGATCAGCAGGCTGCGCCGCGTGCCAATCACGCTCGGCATCATCCAACCTGCCAGGGAGCATGGTCTCAAACCACCACTCCCGAGCAGCTTGCTCCCAGGTCTTGCCTAGAGCTTTTTTCCCTTGATAGCCCGCAGTGCGTGAAAGATCAGCTGGATGATGCTGTTGTCCTTCAGCGGTGACAACGCGATCACTTCACTGGCTGCGGCGACGATGATCCAGAAGGCCGGATGCTGGAGGAAGTCCATTGTGCTAGGGCTTTGCCTCCAACTTAGAGACGCGCTGCTCAACCGTCGATAACCGTCCGAAAGTCTCGCGCCGGTCCTCTTTGATGTCCTGGTGCAGCACCTCCAGCTGGGTAGCGATGTGCTCGACAGCGCTGGTGAGGCGGATCACGGCATCTCTGGCCTGATCATTGCGCCGGCTGAAACCAGCAGCGCCCATAGCCGCCACTGATATCGAGGCCCCAGCCACTGCTGCAATGATCTCGACCATGGCGGCAACGGCTACAGAGTCAGGATACCTAGGTCGCAATCACGCCAACGGTGCGCAGTGCCGCTAGGGCCGCTTCCAGTTTGGCTTCAAGCTCGACGCAGTATTCGAGCAGCTCTGCAACAGTTGGTGTGCTGGCGTCCGCAATCGTCACCGAGCCATCAGGCGTCGGCAGCGTGCCGCTAGTGGCGGTGGTTGTGATGTTTGCGATGGCGGTGTCGGAGTCGATCGCCAGCGTGATGCTGCCGCTGCCATTGGTGACGCTGATGCCGGTGCCAGCGGTGAGCGTGGCCTTGGCCAGTGTGTTGCCAGTGGTGTTGCCGATCAGCAGCTGGCCATCGGTGTAGGTGGTCTGGCCGGTGCCGCCATAGGCCACAGCGATCGTGTCGCCAGTCCAGGTGCCATCAATCGGCAGGTAGGTGAGGCTGTTCCAGTTGGTGCTGCCATCACCGATCTTCAGCTTGTCCGTGTCACTCTCGTGGCCAAGCTCACCGAGCAACAGGATCGGATTGGCTGCTGTCCAGTTGGCGGCGGTATCAGTCCGCTGCGCCATCTGCACACGGATGGTTGTTGCGGTCATGATTCAGCGCCTCCAGCTTGCAGGATAAGAGTGGCGGCAGTCGCAGGATCAGCGTCGTCACCATCCAGGATGAACGGTGCGGTGCCGGTCATGGCGTAAGAGGTGAAAGCCTCCTCAGCGCCCAGTGTGGCCGGTTCGCCGGTGAGCGCATAGATCAGGAAGTTGCCGATCAGCGCAACCAGCTCAATGGTCATATCAGTGAACACACCACGCTGCACCTCCTCAGGCTTGGCGCCATAGCGATAAAGGCCATCAGCTGGCATCACATCGCCGCCATTCCACAGTGCAGGGGCAACGGTGAAGGTGCGGTGACTGCCGGCCGAGTCGATGTAGTGCTGGCGAATCAGGCCCACCTGCGTCTGGGTGAGGTTGGTGTAGGTCAGCGTGATCCGATAGTTGCTCTGACGCAGGCTGTGCCTGAACAGCACTGGCGCACCGTTCTGCGTCTCTTCTGCTGAGACGTTCAAGCCGCCCAGGTCATAGCTGACGGAGTTGGGCTCCAGATCGGGGAAGGCGGTCATACCAGGTACGGCGGCAGCAGCTGCAACTCCACTGTGGCGCTGATCACGTCGCAGGTCTCATCAATCTGCGGCGGCGATAGATAGCGCCACAGGTAGCCGGTGGGGAATGTGACGTTGGTGGCCGTGAGCAAGCTGCTGGGCAGATCAAACGGCTCAAAGGTGCCGTGCAGGGCGTAGTGGCTGATGATGTTGAACTTCTCAGCTGCGGTCAGCGCCACGAAGGTCATGCGCAGCAGATGCGCCACGCTGGCATTGCTGTGACGCACACTGGCTTCATAGCCATCAAGCACAGCAAACTCGCTGCTGGCATTGGTGCCAGGCGAATAAGTGCGTGAGGCGGGTTGCAGCGCTGGGAAGGTGGCCATGATCAGGGTCCGGTATATGTCACATCGCCAACGGCTTCATAGTCGTATGGCGTCTGCGTGTAGCCGGCGCTGACGTTATAGGAGCAGCCAGGCGTGCCGAGTGCTTCGGTGACATAGGTGGCAACACCGCCAATGCACTTCCAGTAGCTGATTGCAGCGTTGATCTTGTCAGCACATGTACCAGCACCGGCGTTTATCTGGCCTCCAAAGTCGATTTGCGTCCCGCGCGGGACGCTGGTAATAGTTTTGCTGTATTGATTATCGCCGAAAGCGGAACATATACTCGTGCTCGGAACACAAGCGCTGGTGTATCCAGCGATGGACATCTTCCACTTAATCGTGACGCTCACAAGGTCGCCGCAAGAGGGCACAGCTGGCGGTAATACGGCGGCAGTTTGACCGAGTGATTGAGGTGGCCCCCATCCGCTTGCGGTGGATGGATCTTTGCATCGGCCGGTTGCAACGATGAAATGGTCTACCTCATCGGTTGTGATCGATAGATCCCACGATCCACTGATCGGTTCATCCTGACAAGAGATATCAGTTTGAACGCCAGTATCTTTGTTGATCTTGCTCCAGCACACTTGGCCTGCACATGTGAAGTCAGTGTCTGCAACTGAGAGAGTGTCGCCCGATTGCGGAGCTCCGCCAGTGCCTGTGCCTCCAGTGAGGTAGCCAACACCACTCTGATCAAGTGTTGATTCAAGCGGATCAGCCGGATTATCCCATCCGCCAATCGGTGTTTGACCGCCGCTGGGCTCTCCAGCAGGCTGGCTCACATCCGGCCCGATTGGGGAATAGCCGCCAGTTGCCCATTCATCATCAGTCGGTACATTAAAGTCCACCGTCGTATCGTCCAGCCCTGGGGTGTCATCAAAGGCTGGGAAGTCGATCCCACCGCTGCCCACCGATGTGCCAGGCGTCGATGAGTTGTCATCGCAGCTGTAGTCACTGCGACCTGATGCAATCACCACACCAGGCGCCGTTGCAGCGGCCACTTCAAGCGCCACCAGGCTGCGGCCTTGCGCATCAATCGGGAAGTGCGTCAGATCAAAGATGCAGGCACCGCTGGCAGTTTTCTCAATGCGTTCGATCTCATAGAGGAAGTCGTGATAATCCAGCGCCGCCAGCGCTGTCTCTCGCCGCAGCCGCACGCGCACGATGTCGCCCTGCGTTAGCACGCTGTTGTAGTTGGCAGGCCGCACCTTCAGCCGCAGCGTGTGCGTGATGAACTTGCGCCGCGCCAACCTGTAAGCGCCAACCTTCACCGCGTGCGTTTCGCTGGTGCAATAGCCGCTCAGGTCATACTGCTCGAACGGGCCATCAGCAGCTTCACCGCTGTAGCTGATCTCAGTCGTGCGCGGGAATCCGATGTCTGACTCTGGCTGCTGTCGCCACATCATCTGCAGCGTCACCGGGATTCGATCAGCCAGTGGGATGTACTGGATCTCGAAGCCATCCGGCAGCAGGTGATCCTCAGTGAATGTGTAATCCCAGTCGATCGCCGTGGTCTTGATCGTGTGATCAACATTCACCGGCAGCCGCGGCCTAAAGCCAAACTTGCCGTTCAGCTCCACCAGTCGCAGCAGATAGTCGTTGCTGATCTGCTCAAGCCATTCATCCAGGTTGAGGCTCTCCTGGAAGACGCCATTAAAGTGCAGCCCGTTTGTCTCGGTGAAGTTGGCCGCGGCCAGCATCTGTGTGCTGTCGATCAGTGTGCTCGGGATCCGGCCTGACTTGTCCATCAGGTAGAGGGCCAGGTCGATCACGTTGTTGCTGGGCCCCAGCGTGCTGTCGATGATCCGCGTGATCTGAATGCCCTCGCGCACGAAGACGTGGAGTTGATGCTCCCATCGTTCGCTGCCGTCCACGAACGTGTTGACGCAGCTCATCGTCGTCATATCTTCATATCGGCCAGACGTGCCGCAGTAATACGGGCAGGACCATGGATCTTTGTCGGCCACAGTGGTGACGAAGTTGCCTGGCGTCCAGGTGCCAGCCCTGCGGTCATAGGTCTGGTTCCAGGTGCCCTGACGGCATGGGCCCACAAAGCAGTCGGCCAGGTCGATCTGCGGCAGCTCACCTTCACTGAGCACCACCATCGTGCTCACCGTCAGTGCATTGGTGGTGCCATCGTTCTGATAACGGGCTTCTGTGGCGCCCGGGGCCACCATCACGCCACCATTGCCCGACACGCGCCGGCAGAAGACGATCGGCACCGGATCACCGATCTTGTAGGCCCGCTGCTGCGCAGTCAGATCATCAGCAGCCTGCGCGGCGGCCTCCACAAGCGGCGGATCAGCCAGGCCGCTTTGATAAGCCAGGAGGGACAGCGGATCGGAAATGTTCAGGCTCATATCCGAAGCGGCGATCCGATTTGATAGGTCGTGAACTTCCTAGGCGGCACCTGAGCGCCGACTGGTGACAAGCTACTTCCGAGCTCCACATCGAGTCTCGTGAAGGTGCCGGATACGTCGATCACCTCAGCGGTGTAGGACGCGATCAGGGTTTGCCCAGCCTGCGGTGCGGTGTTGTCGAGCCGGCTGTCGAACTCATAGATCTTGAGCTCACAGAAGCGGCCATAGCTCAGCGCCAGATTGAAGGCTTCCACCACGCTGTTGGTGGCCGGCACCGTCAGGCTCACAGACTTGCCGCCACTGGCGCCGGATTCAGTGATGCCGCTAGCGCTGAATGGCATGTAGGACCAGCTGGCCCCATCCAACGTGATCGTCTGGTTGACGTAGTAGGTCTGCCACCTGACGTAGGTGGTGCTGCTGTCAAAGATGCGCAGGTATTGGCATTGAGCGCGATTGCTCATTAGTAGGCCCCCTGATAGCGCCGGCCGCCATAGGAGCGGCTATTGCGGAAGATCTGGGCGCCGTAGTCCTGCAGCGCCCGCTCCAGGTCACCGATGGTGACGTAGCGCTGGCCATCCTGTTGCAGCACTGGGCCGGTGGTGATCTGCACGGTGGTGTTGGCTGCGCCGCCACCAGCAGCAGCGCCAGCAGTGCCGCCATTGGCGAAAGCAGGGATCACAGCATTACCGCGAGCACCTGATAGGTAGTTGGCTGCTGCTGCGGCCATCTTGCCCTCGGGGATGATGTATTCACGTCCGGCTTCACCGACCATCGCCAGCGTTGGCTGCGAGACGACACCACCAGCAGCAAACGCCGGCACCGAGACCGTAGGGATGTTGGGGATGTCTGGCAGCGTCGGGATGCGGTTGTAGTTCGAGATCAGTGTCCTGATGCCGCTGGTGGCTTTGTTGATGCCACTGGCCACGAACTGCAGCAGGCTGCGGAATAGGTTCTTGATGGAGTCCACAGCCGACTTAAACGGGCTAGTCAGCACACTGGCCAGGGAACTGAAGGCCGACTTCAGGCCACGCATCACAAGATCGCCAGCGTCGATCACCGGCTTGACGTAGATGTCGTAGAAGAACTTGGCCGCGGCCTGCATCACTTCACCGATCACCTTGAAGGCATCAGCGATCTGATCACGGAAGTTGTAGATGGCGACGCCAGCGGCCACAGCCAGTGCAATCCAGCCAACAGGGCCGGTGAACACCGCAGCAAGAGTGGCAAGCAAGCCACCGCCACCAGAGAGCGCAGCGATGATCGAGCTGATCGCTGCGATCAATCCACCAGAGCCGGTGAACAATCCGATGATCGTGCCGATGCCGGAAATGATCGGGCCGGCCACTGCAACGATGCCGCCCAAGGCGCCCAGCGCAATCACCAGACCACCAAGAACAACGATCGCGGTCTGAACAGGCTCAGGCAACTTTGCGATCATGTCCACCAATCCCGTGAGGCCCTTCACCAAGGGCTCGATCACGGTCGCAACATTGTCACCAAGTACAACCTGCAGGTCGTACCATTTCTCGCCGAGCGTGTCTAAAGCGCCGGCCAAGCCGGTCGCAGCAGCAGCAGCGTTGCCGCCATATTGCTTCTCAAGCTCAGCCAGGATCAGCCTTTGAGCCTCAGCCTGGTTGCCAGTTTCGACCAGCGTTTCGATCAGCGCCTTCTGATCTTCTGTGAACTGGATGCCAGACCGACCAAGTGCTGTAAGACCCTTGGCCGGATCATTCAGTGCTTTGGCCAGCTGCATGAAGGCACTGGATACATCAGTGCCACTTGTTTGCGCCACATCTGCGGCGGCCCTGGCAACAGCCTCATAGCTGCCGACGCCAATCTCCTGAAAGCTGGTCAGCAGGCCGAAACCCTTGCGGAAATCTTCTTCGTTGAAAAGGGTCTCTTCACCTAAATCACTGGCGATCTTCTGCAGCCTCTCAAGCTCGCCACTTGATGCCCCAAGATTCTTCAGGCCATTCTCAAGCAGTTTCGTCTCGGTCTGAAAGCTGCTGAAGGTATCTACTGCACCTTTCAATGCCGCACCGGCGCCCATTGCCACAAGTGCCGCAGTAGCAGCACGCGCAGCGCCAGCCATGCTGCCCAGGCCTTGCGATAACTTTCCCGCCTTGGTATTGACACCCGTCAGCGAGTTGCCGAGCTTGTCCACCGCCCCAGTGCCGGTCACATCTGCCCTGATCTTGAGCAGCGCTTCCATGACCGCCATCAGTTGCCTCCAGCCTTGCGGTTGATCAGCTCACGGGCATGAAGCTCCATCAGCTGTATGTCCTCCATCATCGCAGCGGTGAGCTGTAAACCAATGATGCCGGCAATCTGGATCACAGCCACATAATCCAAGCCGATCACGCCGACGCCACCAGTGCGCCATTGCGTCAGGCATCGCTGGAACAGCCCAACAGCGGGCGCCAGCTCAGCCCACAGCGTGTAGGTCTCAGGCTCTAGGTGGTGGCTCTCCAAGATGACGCCATAGGCCGCAGCATCAGCCTGCAGCTGCGCCGTGTCACCCTTGCTGGCAAACAGGTGATCAACGGCGCCTGTCAGTTTTTTGCTCGCGCCTTCTCGTGCGCATCGAAGAAGGTCACCACCAGCGCATCAGCCACGGCAGCACGATCCAACAGCTGCGCCTTGGTGGCGCTCGTCATCTCGACCGGCTCACCATCAGCGGTGGTGATGCCATCCCACCCAGCGAGGATCTCGTTTGCGATCTCCCTGGTGGGGATACCGTCGATCGCCTCGCCACGTCGTGCGGCTACCTGAATGGCCTGGTACTGCAGTTGCACCTCCTCCATCCGTGTCTGGGTCAGGCGGTTAAAGATCGCAGTGAACTGGTGGGTTCGGATCTTGCCGCCATCCAGCACCTCACGGATCGTGATCGGATGGGAGAAGGTGGGCGACTGCTCAAGTACAAAGGCCATGCAGATCAGGTGAACGCGAGGGTGAAGTCGTCGTTGCCGGAGGATGTGGGCATCAGACGGAACGGAAGCGTGATGTGAGTCACGCTGTCAGTCTCGACGAAGGTGGGCGAATCAAACGCTGCCTGGGCTGCAGTGAACGTGATGATGTTGCCTGCAGTGCCGCCATGCACCCAGCTGATGGTGCCTTCAGTTTGAGCGCTGGCAATAGCGATGAAGTCCTTGGTGGCAAAAGCTGGCAGCTCGATCGTGATGCTGCCGGTGGTCTTGCGATCCGTCAACCGCACCTGTTTTGTGCAGCCGGCCTTCTGCTCGAACACCATTTCAGTGCCCAGGCTCAGGCTGAAATCCGTCATGCAGGCAGAGAAGCCATGCACGCTCACCGTGGCGGTGTTGTCAGCGTTCACGGCCACTGGTGAGGCCTGTGCGCTGTAGGTCTCGCTAGGGCGGCTTACAGCAGTAGGAGCCGACCAGATGCCCATGTGAGAGAAGGCGATCGTCGGGATAGCGCCAACGCTCAGGGCCAGTTCAGCAGTGCCACGGATGCCGCCGATCGCCTGCCGGCTGCCGTTGTCGATGTAGAAGTCCATCGCGTAGCTGCTGAAATCAGTCGCCACCGGGGCATAGGTGACGCTGGTGTCGGCCACGATGGTCTCGCCGAGGCCAGAAGCCTTCAGCATCGGGCCATAGCGCGGTGCTGTGCCTGCAGTGCCGCTGCCGGCCATTTCAACGGTTGCGCTGATCGGCACCGAACGCTGGCCAACGATGCTGGCGCGGTTGCCGAAATAGGGCTGGATCGTCTCGCGCTCAATCAGCTCCAGGCTGAGCGGTTCAACATCCAGCTCTGTGAACAGCAGCGCATCAGTAGCCGCTGGCGTTGGATTGGTGTTGTAGGTCGATTCGGCCTTCACCAAGGCCAGTCGGTTGCGCCACAGGGCCATGGTCAGTCCTCAGTGATTGGAGCAGCTGCTTCGGCTTCATTCTGGCAGGGCTCCACTTCACCAGGCTGCACCGTGCGCTGCGTGCAGATCCATTGGCCATCAACCAGCTCATAAGATCCACCGCCAGATGGCAGCGGCGGGATAGATGGTGCTGACGATTTGCGGGCCATGTGCAATCAGCCAATGGCATCACGCTATCAAGCCTGTGTCAGATCAGCGTCACGGGTTCGATATTGCACTTCATAGGTATGAACCCACCACATGCTCGATAGATCACCTGGATCAATCTGTGGATCGCTGTTGGTTGGCACGATGTCCACTGCCAGACCGCCGATCGTGGTGTCGGCCATGATCAGCGCATGAGCCGAGACGATGATCGGATCCGCAAGGCTGTCTGGTGTTGCGCCTCGTGTGTGAACGATCACCTCAACGTCGAGCGTGTGGTGCAGTTTGCAAGTGCTGTGGCGCACAGCACGGCCAGGGCCCGGCTGAATCACCAGCACTGGCGCTTCGCTGCGGCCGAAGGCCTCAGCGCGTGAGCGGTAGACAGCACGCACGCCACTGGTGGCCGCCAGCGTGGTGGTTAATGACTGGAGGATCTGCTCGCGGATGCTGGCCATCAGCTGCGCACCTCGATCGCGCTGATGCGGCCGCGTTGGAATTGGATCGTGGTTGTGTCGCTGATGTTGGCTACATAAAGCGCAACCTCATCCCCATCGGCGAGCTCAACCATCCAGAAGCAGAAGAGCTTTGCAATCTGCCCCGTAGAGCCGCTGAAAGCGCGGCACTCAGACTGATCTATGCCAACGCCGTTCTTGGCCAGCTTGATGCCGAGCGTGTGGTTGTTGCCGGCATAGGCGTCAATGCTGGCCTGAACCATGAAGAGCTTGGTCGCGCCGCTGTCGTTCTTCAGGCCAAACGTATCGCTGGTGCCCAGCACCACCTGATAGTCGGTTGCGCTGTCAAGCGTCGCCGTAAGGCCCGTGCTTTGGTAGGTGTCGGCGCTTGTGATGGCAATGGTGCCGCTTGTGGTTTTGCTGGCCTGGCCGCGTGCCAGCACGCCTTCGATGTAGTAGCTCAGGCTTGACCATGCCGTCGCGCCATCACCGATCTTGTAGCGGCGGTTATCGGTTTCAACGCCAATTTCACCCTGCAGCAGCACTGGATTAGTGGCTGTCCAGTTCGCTGCCGTGTCGTTGCGCAGCTTGAAACGGGTGTAGGTCGTCATGCGCCGCCGCTATCGAGCACGTTGCCTTCAATGTAGGCGGTGTCAGCAGCGCCACCATCCATCACCACAGTGCTGGTAGTCCCTACGCTGTCGCCATCGAGCACCGTGTCGTCTGACGTGTTTTGCTCTGGCGTCACGGTGCGCTGGAGGGTAAGGCTGCAGAAGGCGCCATCGTCTAGCAGCATCGGCGGGCCAATCAACGTGTAGGGATACCCATCAACATTGATGCCAGCGCCGTGCATCAGATCACCAAACTGATCAGCGCGGCAGATCAGGCTGTAGTCCGTGCTGACCACCATGCCACCAGCGATGGTTTCGCTAGGCATATCGAGGACGCCATTGCCTGAAACGCTGCCGGCCGTCACCGGCACCGCCATTTCAGCGGTGTCCAGGAAGAGATCCAGATCTTCGGTGAAGGCCATCAGTTCAAGGCTTGCTCAATCTGTTCACGGCTGGTAAAGCCCCATGCCGCAGCAGATCCAGCATTCCATTCCTTACGGATCACCGGCTCTACGTAGCCAGCATCACCAGGCTTGAGGTTGCTGTCATAATTGCTTGGATAAACCGCGTCATCAAACGTCACAAAATCATTCAACAGCCCATTGAGAAAGGCCGTTCGCTCAGGGCTTGGCTGAGCATTCACAAGGTCGTCGATGGTGTTGATGATCAGCATGATGCGGCAAGACCTAGGTTCTTGAGTCCATTCTGGCCATCTCCGTGACGGAGGTGGCCCATCCATGCTAATTGCGAACGCCGCCAGGCCTCATAGTCATCATGCGCCATGGCTAGCTCCAGCCGTCGGCGCTGTCGCGCCGCTTAAGAAGCTACAAGGTGCTCGGCCGCAAAACGCGCCCCAAAGGTATTGGTGGAGTTCCAGGGAGTGTTGGCCCAGCTCGCAAAACGAGAACCGGAGTTCGACGCGTTGAACCAGGCGCCCCCCAGGACGACGGCGCGGGCATCAGTGGAGTAGACGCTGCCGCGGCCTTCTGTGCTGGCCGACCAGGAGCCGCCAGAGCCGTCCCCGCTGGTGTCTGCGCCCCACTGCCAGAGCGTGCCGGTGGCTTGAGCTAGGCCGAACTTGCTCACCCGTTCCCACTGCACCGTGCCAGGGTCGGATCCCGTGCTGCTGGCCTCTGGGGCGCCGTAGGCAGCAGCAGCAAACTCGGCGTAGAACGGCAACCGCTTGCCAAAGCTCGCTGCCATCTCCGATGCCTCGTACCAGGTGAAGCTGCCGTAGGTGGTACTGCCATTGCCGCCGTACTGGGCAGGCACCAAGGGAGCGCTAGAGCCGTCCGCAATCGTCAGCCCGATCTTGCTGCTGGGCACAGCAGAAAAGGTGCTGCCGGCATAGCTGGTGGCACCGCAGAGGTAGAGATCCATCCAAAACCCACCCTCAATGCAGGCCATCCCCCGGGGATCAGCACAGCTGGGCCGATAGGTCAGATCCCACAGGCTGAACTCCAAGATCTCTGCTGCGCCGGTGGGGCTGCCGTTGTCGAACGCCGTGGGCCGGCCACTCGGGATGTAATGGAAGCCCCCGACAATGGAGCCTCCGGTAGCACCTGCAGGAGCACTGGTGAAACTCGCATCAGCAACCAAGGCGCCAGTGGTTGGATGCTGCCAGATGGCGTAGTCAATGTTGTTGGTGAAGCTGCCAGGCATTGTCACCGCCGTGGCCGTTGAATAGACCGCACCATTCAGCACCGATCCAGCCGTGATGCTAATTGTTGTGGCACCTGTTTTGTAAAACAGCGGGCCACGATGCAGCACAGGACGGCGATTGAAATAGCCAATGGCACTTGCAAAAAGCCGAAAGCCATCAAAAGTCAGGCCAGCGGAACCGCCAAAGCTGCCGCCATCGTTGAACTGAACTTGTGTGTCAGAGCCGCCGGGTGTTGCTCCTGGTGTTGCTCCTGCACCACCTTCGCCGACATCATCTAAGCCAATGCTAATCAGTGGATTGAACTTGTATGCCATGATCAGCTCCAGTAGATGGTGTCTACGTTCGTGCTCGCGCCCACGTAGGTGATGTTGAGCGTGCCAACAACACCACCACTGGCGCCGCCTTGCTTGTAGGTGATCGTGATCAGCCGATCGCTGCCGTCATAGGTCAGATCAGCGAAGTCAGCAGTGCCCGGGGCTGAGAAGCCACCGATCCGAGGCAAACTCATGGCGCCAGGTCTCAGTACAGATCCACTCTAACCAGCCTAATCAGGCATGAAAAAAGCCCCCACCTTGTGGCAGGGGCCCATCAACCGTCTGCAGGTCAACCGTACTTCTTCAGGCCAAAACCGAGGCAAGTCACAGCGCTGGAAGCGGTGCCAGTCTCAGCAGTGCAGCTGAGGCGGATGTAACGCTTCAGATCGTTGCTGTTGAGGGTGATCACCTCTTTGTAGGCGGCGTTGCCGATAGCGGTGAAGGTGCCGCCAGTGGCTGCGGTGAAGGTGCTGTTATCAGCAGACTCTTCAATACGGAAGGTCAGGTCAGCATCAGCGCCGGCAGCAGTGCCGGAGAGGATGATCTGAACATCGCCTTCGTAACCGGCCAGATCCACACCAGTCTGATCGCCAGTGGCGGTGATCGTGGTGGTAGCCAGAAGGGTGAAGTGCTGGAGCTTGTCCAGCGTGAGCTCATGAACTGCCATTGGACTTGGTGCGACGTGTGCGTGGTTTGCGCTGGGTAGGCTCTGGATCCTGCGCCACCGGCTCCACCACTGGGGCGGCCGGTTCTGGTGCCTGCTTTGCCTTGCCGCTGCCGAGCAGCAGCCAAGCATCGCGGCCGTCTATTTCCACCACGTCACCGACCCTCGCGGGCCGGCCGGCGATGGATGTCTGGCGCAGGATCTCAAGCCTCATGATCACAGGGTGTTGTTACCGCGGCAGAAGGCCTCGGGATGACGCACAGCCACGTCAACATCCTGCAGAGCGGTGACGCGCACGCTGCCGCTCTTGTCCAGGGCGTAGGGGTTGACCTGGATATCCAGGGCGCCCCACATGCCCATGATCATCTGATTCCAGACGCCGAAGAACACATCGCCGCTGGCCACCTGGTTGGAGCGGACAGCGTTGTAGCCGTTCACAGTGCCGCCGGGCTCAAGCACGAACTGAGCAGTACCGCTGGCCTTTTCAGTGGTCTTGAAGCCGCCGTAGGTGGTGGCGTTCGTGACGTAGGCCATGGCGCCGATATCAGCGTTGTCAGCAGCCACCTTGGACTCCATGCTGACAAGCTCCGCAAAGGTAGGAGCATCAGCGGCGAAGTCTTCGGTGTTGATGCCGGTGACGAACTTCAGGCCCTCGGGCTGGCTGCTGGAGCCGGTGCCGTAGAGAGCAGCGCGGTCGATTTCCAGGGCGATGACAGTGGCCAGCTCGGTGCGGACCATCTGCTCAACGTCGATGCTGGATTGCAGCATCAGGCGACGGCTGAACTCGGTGTAGGCGCCAAGGGTCTTGGCCACCAGGCTCACCTGATCCACAGTGGGCTGCGATTCGGTGGGATCACCACCTTCAGCCACCCAGTAGGCAGTGGCAGCGCCGGTTTGGCGGGGAATTGCCACAGGGCCCTGCAGGCCGGTCAGCATGGTGACGCCCAGAGTGTTGAGCGCCAGGCGATTGCGCAGCAGCTCGATGAAGCTACCGGGGCGTGCGTCGGTGAAGACCAGATCGCCAGCACCGGAAGCGGTGCCAACGGTCAGATCGCGCTGCAGCACGTCGTTAGGAGCCAGGATGCCGCGAGGGGTGATGCCCATGCGCTGAGCAGTGGCCTCAGAGACTTCACGCTCGAAGGCAGCAGCTTCAAAAGCAGCACGATCGCCAGGCATCATCTGCGCACGGATGGCGCGAACGAAGCTGAACGAACGAGCTTCTTTCTCGGTCAGGCCGATATCAGCGGAACCGCCAGAAGCGATCGGCTGAGCGGAGCGTGCAGGAGCAGCAGGAGTAGCGGGCTGTGCAGCAGGGCGCTTAGCGATCTCGGAGAGCACCGAGCGCATGGCGTCAGCTTCAGAAGCACCGGACTCGATCAGGCCCTGGGCCAGATCGTCTGCCTTGTGCTCACGGCAGAGGGAAGTGATGGAAGCCACGCGGGTGCGCTCATCGGCCGCAGCCTGAGCCCGCACGGCCTCCATGTCGATGGTGGAGGGATCCATGGTCGTTGTGATGTTGTGGGTCAAGGGTGCGACCGGGGCCGCGGCAGCATCAGGCGGGCTGGTGCTGCTGGTGTGGCCGGCCTTGCGGCCTTGGCCAACGGTGTGATCAGCAGGGATGCTGACAGCCGAGACTTCCATCGGCGTAAACCGAGTTACCACGGCATAGCCATCACGACTTGTGGTGTCGAGAGGCTCGTCGATGGAATACATGAAGGAGACGTTACGGATGGTGCCGCTCTCCCAGTCTTGGCGGCGCTTGTACTCTTCGCTGCCTTCTGTTCTGGTGTTTGGGCTCCAGCGTGTACGAACACGGCCGCGGCGATCGTCACCCATCCATGCCCGTTCAACAACACCGAGCACCACTTCAGGGTTGTGATTCCACAGCCATGGTGCAGCGCCGCTATTGAGGCGCTCCATGTTCATGGCGCTGGCATCGTGGCTCAGCACCTCCATCCCGAAGTAGCGCTCAACAGGCTGCTCAGAACTGAAGGTGAACTCGACAACATCAGGATCTTCAGCAGCACGCGCAACCTCAGCCACCACCGCGGAACGGTAGAGAGGCTGTTGGTTGAGCTCGCGCACGTCCATTTCCTGATCCTCTGATCTTGGATTCATGCTATCTGTTGCAGGCTCGAACACTATCGGCGTGAAATCGTGTTCAGAGAGCCAGGTCCTGGCTTCTGCTGCGCTGTAGCGGGCTGCATCGAATCGAATGGCCTGGATCTCGATCGGTTCACCGGCTGTGATGCCATAGATGAAATCAATACCGGGGCCGCCTTCATCGTTGACGCGGCTGAACTCTTCAAACCGATCAGGGTCGGCCAGACGTGCAGCGTGTTCGTTCGGATAGGGACGGGCTTCGATGCCAAGACCGCGCTGTTCTTGCGCTTGCTTAATCGCATCAGCCTTGGCTGTGCTCCATGTTTGGCCAGGATCACCACCCCATGCAGCCCATGCAACGCGACCGTTTGACGGGTAGCCATCTTCACCGGGACTGAAGCCCTCGCCCTGCTTATCCACTTCATGCCGCGCAAACCAGGCAGCCATGGTGATCACGGTGCCTGGACTGAGCTCGTTGCCGGACAGGATTTGACTGGCCCTGCGGGCGGCCACATTGGTGCCACCAGCCTCGCCATCAGACTTCCAGTCGCGGTAGCGCTGGGCTTCTTCCCTCATGCCCTCTGTTGGCATCAGGTTGATCTCAGTGCCGTTGACTGTGGCCATCAGACTGCTAGGTCTGCTTCAGTCTGCACCGGATCAGGCGTGGCATCAGGTGCGCCACCCTGCTGATCATCCGCGGGGTTGGTTTCAAACTGCAGGCCAAGCTGTTCAGCGCGATCGACTTCAGCGGCCCGGGCCACCAGCAGATCCTCGATGTCGCCGCCACCTTCTGCCACCACCTCGGCCTGGGTCTTGAATCCAGAGCGCACAGCCTTGGTGTAGGCATCCACCTCTTTCTGCGGATCGACCCATGCCCAACCGCGGGGATACCAGCGCACCGACTCATAGCGCTCGGGCTGGCTGTCGTAGCCGGGCAGATTGAGCTGGCCAATGCCGGTGGCCGCGGCCAGCCAGCGATCGAAGACGGGCTGCAGCAGGTGCTCGATCATGTAGTCCTGCAGCATACGCCAGTGCTCACGGTCCTCCAGCAGGCTGAGCCGGCTGCTGCTGTAGTTGGACTGACTGAAGTCCCGGCTGATGGTCTCGAAGCTGCAGCCGATGGCAGCCGCCACACCACGGAGCATGGCGCGCAGGAAGGGCTCGAACTGACCGTCTGGGGCATCCAGCTGCGGCACGGTTACGGTTTCGCCCGGGGCCAGGTACTTGAACACGCCAGGCTCGAAGCGTGTCACCTGATCGCCGTCTTCTACATCGTCGCCATGAAGCTCACCTTCTGGCGATTGGATGAAGCCCATCAGCGAGCTGTTGGCCCGGGCACGCACCACCTCGGCCTCCTCATAGCCGCTCAGGTGGTGCAGCCGCTTAACGGCGCTGGCGGCCCATGGCACGCCACGGGACTGGCCGGGCCGCTCAGTGATGAACAGATGAATGATCTGATCGGCTGGCACTTCAGTCACCCTGAAGCCAACGCCGTTGACCAGATCGCCGGGATGACGATCGCGGAAGGCGTAGGCGATCGGCCGCCCCCAGCGGTTGACCTTCACGCCCATCCGCCATTCGTTGCCCTGCGCATCAGGGCCGCTGCTTTTGCCCTCATCGCAGTAGTCGGCCTCGATCACCTCAAGCGCCAGGGGCACCCGGCTGCGGCCGAATGGCTCGTCAACGATGCGGATGAACACCTCACCAGACTCTGCCATCGCCTCGATAGCGACGCGCAGGATCTCGGGCAGGCTGAGCTTGCCGGCAACGTGGCAACGATCAGCGTGGCTCCAGCTGGACCACGCCGTTTCGATCTGACGGTTCAGAGGTTCGTTGAGCCGGCCGCCGCGGGCCATCATCACGCGGGACTGCATCCTGATGCCGCGGCCGATGACGTTGGCGCCGATGGCACGGATCGCCTGACGGACGTAGGGCGAATCACGGCGGAGCTGACGTGAGCGATCGCGCAGCTTGACCAGGCTGCCGTCAATCTCAGCATCAGCGCTGGTGGCGCTCGTGACCCAGCCATGAGTCAGGCGGTTGACGATCGCACCCTCATAGGCGCGGCGTGGTTTCCGCGTGGTGATGGCCTGCTGCTGGGGCACAGGTGCGGTCTTGCGCTTAGCCATCAGCCGAACCTCACAAACATGTTCATCGGATCACCCAGGCCCTGCGCAGCCTTTTCTGCTGCACGCTCACGAGCCACGATCGCCTTCAGCTGCGCTTCACGCTGCATCAGCTGGCCAAGGTCTTGGCTGGTGAAGCTGCGGCTGCCGATGCTGTATTGCTTGGCGCCTTTGCTGATGATCGCCCGGATGGCGGCCTGCACCGCTTCCAGATCTTTCTCAGCTTGGCTGCGGCCATCAAATGCTGTTGGGTCGCCGCTGTAGTCCAGCGATGCCAGCACGGTGGTGGTGCCGCTGCCAACGATCACCACATCGCTGCCGCTGGTGATCTTGGTCTGCCAGTACCAGGTGCCTGCATCCCAGCTGGTGGTGGTGGCAGCCGATAGGGCTACATCCCAGCCACCATCTGATCGAGCGGAGCCGTTGACTGTGGCGCCTTCGCCTGCGGTGTTGGTGCGAAAGGTGATCTGCAGCGTCCAGGTTGCAGATGTTGCTGGATCACCAGCTGGGTCTGTGGCAGCCGGCTCAATCCACTGCACTGTGGATCCGGCAGTGATCTGAGCGGGGACAGTCACGGGAGCACCTCCTGACCTTCAGGGTAGCTTCACCAGCCGTTCACAAAGCTTGGGCCGGATTGTTGAGGCCTTCGGCGGCGTTGTTTGGGCTTATCGGGCGCTATTTGCTGTTGCTTGGCAGCATCCTCCAGCTGATCCCACATTGTTGCGCGGTTGTAGCGACGCTTGACCAGCTCAAGCATCGCCAGGGAATAGACGCAGAGATCGAGCGGTTCGTTGCGTGCGCCGCTTGGTTTCTCCCAGGTGAGCACCTGAAAGCCCTTCACGGTCTTGGGCACAAGGCGCTCACAGGTCAGGCCCTGCAGGAACTCCTCGGTCACATCGTTGCCGAAGTGGATGCTGCCAGGGCCGGTGCTGTCTTTCTTCAGGCGGGCGTAGATCGTGCGCTTGAGCGTGTCACCGCCGACCATGTAGAGCATCACGCCCTTCTTCAGGATCCGGCCGCGCCAGTTCACGTCGATCTTGCTGCCCTTGCCTAGGGCCGGTGCTGCCTTGGTGCTGCTGCCCTTGATCGCCACCACACCCTCAGCCGCTCGGGCCCTGCAGAACTCATAGGCCTCCTGGGTGAAGTGGCCTCCGGTATCCACGGCGCAGTGGCGCACGGTCATCACGCCGCCACCTTCCCGAGGCCATTGCGTCTTGCGGATGCTGTCGATCTGCTGCCACACGTCGTCGTAAGCCGGACTGCCCTCAACCTTCTGATGCCAGATGCGCCACATCTCTTCGCCGCGGCCGAAGCCCCAGACGGTGGTTTCGAGCCAGGTGTCCTGCACGTCTACGGCCATCAGCAGGAGCACGACACCCTCAGGGCAGGTGCCGCTGCTGTAGCCATCAGCCTGCGCTCGGGCCATCAGGCCATCGGCGTTGATAGCGGCCACAGCCTCATCCTCCCAAGCCTCAGCCGCACGCTTGTTCACCCAGCCCTTGAGCAGTAGCGGGTCGGTCTTGGCCCGCAGGAACTCATCGCGGATCTGCCCCCAGCTTGTCCAGCCGGCCGGTGCGTACCAGGCCGGCAGATGAAAGCCTGCGGTGATGCCATCACCTTTGGCAGTGGCCTGCCATTGGGCGCCAGTGAGCATGGATGTTTTGTGGTGCTCGCTCACGCGCTCACCGCAGGCTGGGCACTGCGCGAACACCTCACCATCAGGCGTGTCCCATTTCATGTGTTCACGCCAGCGCAGCACCTCTAGGGCACCGCAGCAGGGCATCCGCATGGCCAGCTGCCGGCGATCACTGCGCTGCTCGAACTCGTGCGTGATGCGGCACATGCCGCGGGTGCCTGGTGTGCTGGTGATCAGCACCTTGCCCATGGGGAAGGTTGATGTTCGGGCCTCGGCGTTCTCCAGCGGGTCGCCCTTGTCGTCGGCCTCGAACGGGTAAGAGCTCACCTCATCGGCCAGCAGGTAGGCGGCTGGCATGGATTGCAAGCCGCTGCCGCTGTTGGCGCCGGTGAGCACAAACAGTCCGCCCCTGAACTCTTTGAGGAACATCGTGTTACCTGAGTCGCGGGCCCTGGCCGGTGCGATCAGCTCAGACAGCACTGGCGTTTCACGCAGCAGAGGCTCAAGGCGCTGCCTGTTGAGGCGCTTGGCCATATCCAGCGTCGGCTGCACCAACAGCGTCGGCGCCGGCCATAGATGAATGATTGCGCCAAGCCAGTTGAGTACCACCTCCGTCTTGCCGAGCTGGCTGCCGAACATCAGCACCACACGCCGGTATGGGCTAGTGGGGCTCAGACATTCCATCGGCTCGCGCAGGTACGGCGTGCGATCTGTGCGCCAGGGGCCAGGCTCCGCCGATCCTTTGGTGCTGAGCACACGATGACGATCAGCCCATTGCGCCACGGTCATTGGATCAGCAGGCCGCAGGCCCTCGCGGAAGGCCTCGGCATAGATCAGGGCAGCATCAGCCATCGGCCAGGCTCCGCAGCGCAACGCGCAGCTCTTCAGTCAGCAGCGTGTGGCATTGCCGTGCGTCGGTAGTGCCGGCCAGCTGCGCAGCCAGACGATCAGGGATCGCCATGATGCTGTCCCGCACGCCGCGGGCCATCTTGAACGCAGCGGCCTTTACCTCCTCAGCAGGTACCAGCTCACCGCGGCCCTGAAGCGCCTCCAGCCTGGCCTTCTCAGCCTTGTAGTGCTCGTGCCTGGCCCGGCTCTCATTCAGATCCGGAATCTGATCTTCTGGCAATGCGTCGATCAGCCGCTTCAGCTCCACAGGCTTAGGGCGATGCGGCAGCGCCTCAACTGTTGGCTCAACAGGATCAGGGCGGCGCACTTTGCTGTTCGGTGTTGCCCTTGTGTTCTTGTCCCAGAGCTGAAGGGCTAGATCACGATCGAGCCAGCGCTGCCCATGGTACCCGGTCC